TCAAGATTGTTCTTGACGAAAGCACGACAACCGCAGACTTGGTTGATAGAAATGTCATGTATGCCAAGATATTCCTCAAGCCAGCACGCTCAATCGAGTTCATCGCCCTCGACTTTGTTATTACAAACTCAGGCGCAGGATTCGAGGACTAAACTAAACTAATGACTATTTATATCAATAGGAGAAACAAATAATGTCAGATTTCTGGACTTCACCCACATTCGAACCAAAAAGAGCCTTTAGGTTCCTCGTTGAGTTTACACCAGGCGAAAGCGAAAGCCTTCAGTTTCTTGCTAAGTCTGTGGATCGCCCGTCATATACTGTGAGTTCAAACCCTCACAAGTTCTTTAACCACACTTTCCATTATCCAGGTCGTGTCGAGTGGAACACTGTCTCATTGACATTAGTGGACGCTATGAGTCCAAATGCATCAAAAATATTCATGGACTATCTTCACAACATAGGATATGCAGACCCCGAAGGCAATGCAGGACAAACCCTTTCCCATCATAATATTATTAATCACGCGATTACTAAGAATACTGCCACAAGTCAGTTAGGGATAGTAAAAATAATGGAAATAGGCACAAGCCAAAATCCTGCTGGCGGAGATTCATTAGCAGAGGTAAAAGCAGAGTGGGTTCTCAAGAACGCTTTCATTACTGAAGTAAACTTTGGCTCTCATGCGTATGATTCCGAGGAAATGATAGACATTCAGTTGACTATCCAATATGATTGGGCAAAATACAACATCCTCCAAGACAGATAAAATAGACAAATAACAAATAACGCTTGAAACATCCATTCAAGCGTGTTATACTATAAAGACATAATACAAACAAATACATTAGAGGTGTAAATGTCGAGAAATAAAGGACGCACGAAGGCAACTTCCCCTGCGCCAGCACAAGCAGTCAAAGCTGCTCCAACTCAAACCACAGGGTTGTCCTACGTGACGCCCACAGAGTTCGTAGAGCTTCCTTCCCGAGGACAGTTCTATTCAGCGGATCACCCGCTCCACAACCAAGAGACTATCGAACTCCGATTTATGACAGCGAAAGACGAGGACATCCTAACCTCTCAAGCGCTACTCAAGAACGGACTCGCAATAGAAAGGCTTGTATCTAACCTTATCGTCGATAAAGACATCAATCCAGACGAATTGCTCATCGGAGATAAAAACGCCCTCCTAATGGCAGCAAGAGTTTCAGGCTACGGCGCAGACTACAAAGTACAAGTGTCCTGTCCATCTTGTGGCGTCTCACAGCAGCACACTTTCGATTTGACTGCGTTCGAAAATAAAGAAGGCATTCAGCCCGACGAAAATAACACAAGCGGCGTAGCGGCAACTGACAATGGAACTTTTACAGCAGTTCTTCCAAAAACAGGATACACCGCTGAGTTCCGACTCTTCACTTCTCAAGATGAGAAAGATGCTATGCAAACCTCCGCTAAGAAAGCGAAGCATAAGCTTGCAGACTCGGCGTCAACAGACTTGCTAAAAGTCCTGTTAGTATCAGTCAATGGCGTGACAGACAGAGGAGAAGTCAGTAACTTCGTTGATAATATGCCAGCACAAGACGCACGACACATCAGAGCATGTGTTCAGGTAGTTACACCAAACGTCAATATGAATCAACCCTGCGAATGTTTATCCTGCGGTGTAGTTGCCGACGTGGAGGTGCCGTTTACTGCGGAGTTTTTTTGGCCTAAACAATGATTATATGGAGAGTGTTTACGAACAGTTCTTCTATCTTAAACATCACGGAGGCTGGAGCTTCATCGAAGCATACAATCTCCCAGTCCAACTAAGGAACTGGTTCGTCCGACGCCTATCAAAGCAGTTCGAAGACGAGAACGAAGCGGTAAAGAAGGCACAGAAGAAAAAATGATAACAGAGAGCGGGCATTATTGCCCGTTTTCTTTTTGTAAGAGACTATTTATAAAGCAACGACTTTATGCGGAGGACATAAAATGAATAAAGATAACGATTTGGTTCCACTCGAAATCAACTTAAACGCCAAAGCAGAAGGAACTCTAGATGAAGGTATCCTCGCAATGTTCGGCGGAGCCATAGAAATGCTGATGAGAGGCATGTTTGGAGGAAAGATAATGCCTCTGAATGTCACAGGCACCAAGAAGCAAATTGCATCTTTCCAGAAAGCGCTTGGACACGAGGCAAAATACCTCAAAGCAATGAAGAAATACGGACTTGATAAGCCAGGTGTAAACAAGTCAAAAGCCCAACTCGACAGAGCAATCAAGAACTTCGAGAAAGACACTGGCATCGTTTGGCCATTCAAATAGGGGGTAACTAAGAGTGGCTGATAATGAAAAGATTGATCAACTACAAGCAGAGATAGAGGCACTAAGAGAACTTCGAAAAGAGGAACTCGCTTCGGGCTCTACATTCGATACTAAAGAGGTAAAGGATTATACCGCCTCATTGAAAATCCTCAATGATCAACTGAAAGAACATACCAAAGCTCAAGAAGAAGCAACCAAAGCTCAAGAAGAAGCAACCAAAGCTGCTGAAAAAGCCGCCGCTGCCGCAGAAGAGAAGAAAAAGGTAGAAGATGCAGCCGCCAAGCAGGTGGAACTCGCCAAGTTGCGACATAAAGAAACCATAGCCGCTTACGCCGCTGAAAAAGCATCTATAGAAGAACATATCGCATCTCGAAGGGCACTCATCCAGGCGGAGATAGAACAGTTAAAGGTAGGAAAAGCAAGCACAGAGGATATACTTAAGAAAGAAGCAGCATTAAAAAAACTCGATGATTCTGAGAAAGCCAACAAGAAATCCCTTGAGTCCTTAACTACAGCGACAGACTCTTTCGATACTGCTCTCGAAGGGACGATACGAACATTTACTGGATTGACATCTGGAAATGAGACTCTTGTTGGATCGTGGATGAATTCTCGCACCGAGGCTAAAAGGTTAGCAAAGGAAATAGAAGAACTCGAAGAGAAGATCCTCAATGGCGAACTCACTCAAGAGGAAGCGGCGCAAGCAGAAGAAGATTTAGCCAATAAAAAGGAGCAGCACAGCAAAGCAACAGAAACCATTACCCAAAAGGTTTCGAGGTACATGGAGAAAGTTAACTCCATATCCTCCGCCATTAGCACGGTACAACTTCTAACGGTTCAGATGGCAATGGCGAACGATAAGGCTACCGCCGCATTCAACGCCTCAACAGGCGCAGCAGGGGCATACGACGATGAGCTAGTTTCTCTCCAGATGTCCAACAGGCAACACGGCATCTCCACGGCAGAAATGGGAGAATCATACGGAGCCTTGCAAGCAAACCTCTCGGGCTTTGGTGTCATGGCAGAATCTGAAAGAATGAGACTCGGAGAACTTGGAGCACAATACGCTAAAGTAGGCGTCTCAGTCACAGACTCCGCTGGGACTCTTCAAACAATGACGAGAACATTGGGTATGTCAACTCAAGCTGCGACAGGAATGCAAGAAGAGACAATGGAGTTGGCGCAGACTCTTGGAAAAGATGTCGGACAAGTTATGTCAGAATTGAATCAAGCATTGCCCCAACTGGCGGCATACGGCGACGATGCAACGAAAATGTTTGGAGAATTGCAAAAAGCGGCTCAAAGAACAGGATTGGAAATCGGCGAACTCATGGATATGACGTCAAGATACGACACGTTCGATTCGGCAGCATCAGCAGCAGGAAACTTGAACGCCGTTCTTGGCACTCAATCATTCGGCGCAATGGGGTTCCTTGATGCGGTTCGAGAAGGCGGTGATTCGTTGACAAATTATCTTACAGATACTCTGCAAGCCTCTGGGATGGCTTGGGAATCGATGGATTATTATCAGAGAAAGGCTATTGCAAACGCAGCGGATATGGACGTCGCTACTATGAGCAACCTTATGAATGCGGAAGCACAGACACAGCAAGAAATAGACAGAGCAGCGACATTAGAAGAATCAATGGCAGCAGGACGAGACTTGTGGCAAGAGTTGACAATATTCGCTCAAAACTTCGCCGTCACAATAACGCCACTTATGAACTTCTTAGGAGCCGCAATCAATAAAGTCAATAAACTCTTTACATTCATGAGAGAGGAAATGGGATGGCTCGCGACTATTGGTAGAGCCGTCGCTGCGATTATGGCTGGGATATTCTCTGCCAAAATAATAAAAGGGATAAAGACAACGATATCGCTTACAAAGTTGTTAACTTTGGCGAACATAAAGAAGTTAGCAGTGGATAAAGCCAACGCCGCCGTTCTCGCCGCATCGTGGGTTATAAGAAATCCAATCATGGGCGCTCTCGCCGTAGCTGGCGGAATAGCGGCAAGTACAGCGGTATACGCAGCTTTAGGCGGTTTTGACTCTCACGCCGCAGGAACCGATAGCACATCGGGACGAATGGCTCTCGTAGGTGAGGAAGGTCCAGAGGGACTTGTTTCGCCAGACGGAAGAAAGGGAGGCATAGTCGGCGCAAATGGTCCTGAATTCATCCATCCGCCAAAAGGTTCTGCGGTTATTAACAATACTACAATGACATCTCTCGCCTCCCAAGCAACCAGTAGAAGTGTTGCTGGACAAGTTGCTGGGCAAAGCTCAAACGCAGCAATGGCTGCATCTATTGCCTCGCTCAAGGGAGCTATGAAAGAAATGAGCAATCGCCCAATAGAAGTGACGACAAACCCAGTTATGCTCAAGGATACTCTCGGAGGAGGAGTGAATGATCACTTTGGAGAACCAGGTACAAGACCAATAAGGCTTAGAACGACATGACAGCGCCAGCAAACATGAGAGTCTACAGCGGACGACATAAAGCAGTATCCGTCGCAGGCTGGGCAGACAATCAAGGCTATGTCGTAAGGTTTGTTCACGAACCAACTGGACACGCAGTAGAGTTCCCAGCCCTAATATCAGATTTTGCAGACACGCACTCTCCAACTTTCGGACAGACTCACGGTGCAAACATGCACGATCCCATCGTGACTCTAACAAAAACAGATAGGAAGATATCATTCACCCTAACAGTGACAAACGCCTCGTTAGAGGAAGCAAGACACAATAGGCAGTGCGTGAACCTTTTAATACAAATGCTATATCCAACTGTATCCGAGGGCGGAAGCTTTGTAGGTAAACCATTTATAAACATTCATATGATGAACTTGTTGGAAGGAATGCCAGCTATGATTGGCGAGCAAATTGCAGTAAACGGAGTTACTTGCGTCATCGATGGACTTGACTATGGAATCAAGTTTGATGACGGAATCATAAACAATGTCGAAGCCTCCACAGGAGAAAACCATCCTGAAAAAGAGATATACCCACAGAGTTTAGAAATAAGCATCAGCGCCAAGGCGATTATCGGTAGCATCGACAATCCGAACCAAGTCAGCCCGCTCCATGAAAACTACCCGTCATACGGAGGATAGTGAGTTATGCGCCGCCCAGACCAAATAGTGCCAGAAGGAGGATCTTCTCCACCTGAACAAGCCCCACGGGAAGAAGTAGAGGACACGCCCGTCGCTGAAAGTCCACCAGTCATAAACGCAACTCTAGGAATAATAGGCGAGGCGCTCTATCCCCCTCTTCAACTAGCCGAAATACTGTCTGAAGGTGCTGGAGTTGAACATGACAGTCAGCCAATAAATCTAGACTTCTTTATGATTCCAGACGCATTCAACGAGACATTCAAATCACGATGGAGCGCAGAAGATTTATCACACGGACGCATAAACCCAATACATAACTATGGCGGAACGACGAGAGAAATATCCCTCTCGTTCACTCTCGCCGCATTTACAGTCGCAGAGTCAAGAAGCAACCTCCGTCATTGTCAAAAGCTTGCGAGAACAGTATATGGAAGATATAAAAGAATGTCACAAAATGTTTTAGACTCTACGGGAACCGTCACTTCAACGAGAAACAATACTGTATTCGGAGGACATAAGGAATTCAGAGCCAGCTTCGGCAACTTATTGCAATACGAAAGAGTATTCATCAACAAGTTCAACTTCACAGCAGATATGGATGCAGGAGTGTTTGACTATTCTGTAGGCGACGACACTGACGTAACTCACAGCACCAAAGGCGTCATATTGCCGAGAGCAGTAAAGATTGAGATTGGCTTCACTGTTGTTCACGATACACCTTTAGGCTTCGGAGGAGAAAATAGGCCAGGCGAGCCATTGCGCTGGGCACATAACCCAGTTGGCATCAGCAGAGATTGGCCACATGGAACAGGGATAGGTGTTCAAGAATATATGCTCCCCACTGCCAAACAAGCCCTCGCGAAACTCCCGAGAGTCATCCATCCAAACGACGGTGCTGACTTCGACAGCGATCAGATGAATACGGCAGAAGCCATCCGCAACTTAGCCGAGGGTGCGATTTCGGACGCAGCAACTCGCGGTAGAGTGCGAACTGCGAGACAACAAAGCGCCCTCAGAAACGATGCGTCATGGAGACTCCATGTAATCATAGAGGGTACAGCCGACAATGCCTCTGAAGAAGCGAAACAGTTGATGAGGGACGTTGAATGGGTTCAGGAGAATCCAGAATAATGATAAAAACAAACAACAACTATTTATATCACGGAGGAAAATACATTGGCGAGTAACTCAAAAAGAATGTCAAGAAGGTTTAAGTTTGTAGGCGTGAACAATAGTGGAGAGACTCCGAAACTCGTCAAGCAGTATTCAACCCCTACAAATATTAGATTATCTGCCGCTCAAAAACGCACACTAACTGAAGTCAACCATATTTGGAAGACAGGGGATAGGTATTATAAACTAGCAGAGAGGTATTATGGACGCCCTCAATATTGGTGGGCGATAGCGCTCTACAACAATAAGCCAACCGAGGGGCATGTAAAGCTCGGAGATATGATAAGAGTTCCACTCCCTCTTGAAAAATACTTGAGATATCTATAATGGCATCATCTCGTTCAACGCCCGTGTCATTGGAGGAAATAAAACAACTTCAGGCGAATCTTCTCGAAGAAGCTCCCACCATTGTGGATAGCTACCGCACCCAAGCTGGTCAAGACAGGCTGCTAAAGAAGTCTATGCCGCCAATCATTCCTACGTCAGTCGATACTGATTATCAAATTCTTACTTCTGTTCAGAAGGTACAGAAAAGATATGATTTTATTGACTTGCCAGATGAGTTTACAAATAGCTTAACGCCAGAAATAAGAGTTTATAAAACATATATAAGCTCAGATGGAAAGGAATATAACTACCTCCTTCCTATGGGAAGTTATTTGGGAAGAAGAGGAGATGCTGTCGATAATGTGCAAGGCGTTGTCGTAAAGAGTGCAGAGTTCACAAGGCTTGGTGGAAACCCAGCGGAAATAGATACAAACATAAAGTTCAACTTGAAACTGTTTGCAAAAGACATTAATACATTTTTTATAAAGAATGAATCAAAACCGATTGAGAACTTTGTATGGACGACTCCCCCAAACTATGCCTACAACGCGGCACGCGCTGACGCTATAAGCGATACAATCTCTAGTTTAGAAACCCAATTGAGCCAAGCCACCGCCGAAAATCAGGCAGGCATTCAACAACGTATAGACGACAAAACGATTATACTGGAGCGAATAAATGATAGATTAAGCGCCTTGGCGCAAGCTGTGGAAGATGTCGCCGAAGATGGAACACGCAGGACTTCATGGATAGATTTGATAAAGATAAATCCTGGTCAGCCGCTGGAAGAAAACGTTTCCAACGAACTTGTGACTTCGGAAGAACAGGTAAGGATAAGAGTTGAAATAGGATATGCAGAGGTCAACAATAAGCCGATAAACTACAGCAAAGACGATTGGAGAGAATGGACAGAAGCAATTGGGAAACAAGAAGAAGTGTTTTATTTAAGTCTACTTAAGCATCAGTTCGAGTTTAATGGATATGACGGCGTTGAACTGTCTATTGACTTTGTGGCATCAGGGGAGGCTAAACAATTATCACCTGCTGCGGATATGTTTAACAATATTGAGTTGAGAAATAACTTAAGGCGACTCCAAAAAGAAAGAAGAGAAAAGAAAAAACAAGTTAAATTAGCCCACCAACAATCTGATGAGGACATCACAACCATTACAACCGATTGCGTAAGTAACCTTGAAACAGCAATTGAAGATTTTGACAACGAAATAAAGGCGAAAAGTGCTCAGATTAGTTTACAACTATTAAATCAGATTTATTTAGAGCCATCAAACAACTCCACTGCCGTCATGCATTTTTCTAGACTATATATCCGCCAATACATCCCTGTTGGCGATAATGACGTCCAAACTGATATAACTTACGCTCGTGCGATATCTGCTGAAGGACAGACTCATGGCCTGACTCTCAGAACAGGTGATGCTCATTTAAGCAGTATTGACTTCTTGGCATCCACAAACACATCAGAGGCAAGGAACGACGAATCTGTCACTAGAACCTTTGTTGAAGGCGGACGGCTTGGAGATAAGTTTATTTTTTTAGGAGATATCATTGATGCTGCGGCAGAAATTCTTTTTCCAGCTGACCGAATTAACCAAACACGCGAATTCTCGACGATGCGTAGTAGTCGTCATGGGTATATCGGAACGCATAAGATGCAAAGACACTTTTACCACGCAACATATGTCGTTCCCTTGGTATACCAAGGGCAAGCCGCAGCCGCCGACGCAGCAGCATACAGGGTTAAAGCTGCCCTTAGCCAACTAGGTGGCTTTCTATTAGGAAAGGTAAAGTATACGAACCCAAACAATGTAGAGCAAGACATACAGATTCCGATAAGAGATATACCAATAGCTTTGGATATATTTAGGGCTTGGTGGATAAGAAAATTTGTGAAAACACAAAGAAAATCACTTGTATTTAAAGACTTTATAGTTGAATTATTGAGGTTTGTTGAAAAAGATGTCTTTAGTGAAATCCCTTTGGAACATGGGACAAATGAAGACAAAATAGAAACTCCGAGATTTATTGTAAATACAATAGCTGTTGATTCTCTTACTGACATATATGCCAATATTTACTCCTCTGCCTCGTCAGGGTGGGCTACGAAATTTAACAATGTCGGCGAAGATGTTTTACAAGCATCGGTAGACGAAGGTGAAAAACGAGGAGACACTCAAGAATATTTATCAGTCATAGAGCAGGTGAATTCTGGGATTCGTTATAATCCGTCAGTCCACCCTACGTTAGTTTTCGGAGAAACCTCCAAGGGGATTTTGAAGAAAATAGATTTTGAAAGGGAGGACATACCAGGACACGCAGAGGCAAGATTGTTCTCGGACAGAACCTCTGTCGCTGGAAACATAGCCTTGCGAGAAAAATACAATACTTCATTAGAGTTGTTAGGAACTACCGCCTTCCTTCCAGGTTCAGTGCTGTATATAGATCCACTCCCTCTTGACTTGGGATTCAGCAGTACCGAAAGGAATTCTTTGGCACGCTCACTGGGACTTGGAGGGATGTATAGTGTAAGTGATTTAACAAGCACCCTATCATTTGATTCCTCTGGAAATACGTGGAATACAAAAGTGAGAACTAAATGGGTATCATTTGGAGACGCATCTGACGGAGTGTCGGCAGCTACAACTCCAAGTTCCGAGTCGCTTGGCATGTGCGCCGAAGAAGAGGAAGCAGCGGCAACAGCGTCAGCAGCATTATCAGCCGCCGTTGCTGAAAACCGACGAAACCAAGAAATTTCGCAAGCAGGAGTTCGAACTGATGTCGCGGGCAGTTCGCAACATAGAACCCAGTCCACAGCAGCAGGGACTGTGAGCGAATAACAATGCCCATAACCACACCAACGCAAAAGAACATCTTCGCCCTCCGCAAGCAATACCTTGAGGAGGTAGTCCGCCTGTCCAAGCACGTCAACTTCCACGACTCATCCCTACGTTCAAACTACGGCAGGGTTGACTTATTAGGCAACGCAGTCTATCCATCGGAGAAGTTCCTTGCCTCAATCCCATCAGAGGGATCACTCTACGCCCTCAACTTTGTTGCCGATGCTTTCAGGGACTTCCGAGAATACTATCTCAAAATGGTTACAGCAGGAGGAATAAGACAAGGACAGGGCGCTCTCTCTATCGTAAAGCCAATCCGAGGTTGGGAAAGTATGCATACACTTTACGGAAATAACATAGATGGCATCTATTCTAGCCTCGTCAGTCTATACTTCGAGAAAACAGGAGCGAGCGGAGAACAGTCAGACAGGCGTCCAGAAGACTTTGAACAGTTCGCAGGATTATTAAACGACTTACTATACACGAAGGGAAACGAGATAAGACTGACTCGCTCCTCATTCGTTCTGTCCAGACGCAATCCCATTGCCTCAACTGGACTCGCTATTGAGATCACGCCAAACTTAGGCACCGAATCAACCAAGAAGTTCTTCGGTAACCCCAACTTCAGGTTTTACATGAACGCTCTCAAGAAGTTCGGGTTCATGGTAGACGTTGACTACCCAGGGCGCATCATTGCAGACATCGGTTCACCCGAAATGCAATACTATATGTCACTAAATGGAATAACAGTTGACAATCTGTTCGAAACAGTGTATTATAAAGCAAGTGATTTCGACTATTACCTTCTAAAAGTCTACATCTCCCAATTTTACAACACCTACGCCGCCCAATATCCGTCAAAAACCATTACAACCCCAACAAAGTGCGGAAAACCAACAAAAAGAGTAATAGTGCGAGAGCAAATCTCCGCAGACGACTATTCTGACGACTATTGGCTCTCAATCTACGTCAATACGAGAAACTTTGAACTATCTCAACCACTTGACGAGCATAAACTCAAAAAAGTCATAAAAAATGCAAAAGATTTGAGAAAAAACCTTGACATCTCTGAAGCAATACGTTATATTGGAGATACGATGAGAAAATATCAGTTCAAAAAGTAAAAACAACGGAACTTAGTTGATAGTTCAAACATTAGACGACAAACGGCACTGCTTAGGCGTATATCACGACGGCAAACTCATTTATGAGTGCGACGAGTTTGATTTCAACGCCATAACTGCGACTTGGAACTATAATCCAGTATTTCAGCAAAAACCTGCCACCATCGCCTCTCTGCTCGTCCAAAATAAATCACTAACGGAAGTATGCCCTGAATATCTCAAAACCCGCTGGGAGACTATCTCCGCCCGCCTACGGGCATTCCATAAGTCATTTACCACCGCAAAAGTATCTCTCCGCACCAACTGCTTCTACGATATCGTCCCTGAACGCTTCCTCTTGGAATATTGCGAGATAAAGAACCAGATAACCAAGCATGTTATTGAGAACAACGCCACCCCATCCAACTACGACTTCCTACGAGAACTCTCCGCCTTCGCACACGACATCAAGCAGAACAAACTCAACATAGACTACCGAAGAATAGCGAGAGACAGTCACAAACTCAAAGTGAAGAACTTCATCAGCAAGAACAAGACGACAAGTCCGTATGTATCCTACAACATCTTCGGCACCAAGACAGGACGACTAACAACGAACAAGGGGTTCTTCCCCATTATGACGCTTGACTCCGACTACCGAAAGATAGTCAAACCAAACAACGACTATTTCGTGGAACTTGACTACAACGCAGCAGAACTCCGTGTTCTCCTCGCACTCGCAGGAAAAGAGCAACCAAGTGACGACATTCACCAGTGGAATGTTGATGTTGTTTATGGAGGACTAGTGACGAGAGAACAAGCAAAGAAGGGCATCTTCTCTTGGTTATACAACCCCAGAGCGAAAGATCTCTTGGCGGAGAGAATGTATGATAGAGAATCCGTCCTGAAAAGGTATTGGAACGGACAACATGTCGCGACACCATACAAGAGACTCATCCCAGCAGACAGACACCACGCTCTCAACTATCTAATACAAAGCACGACAAGCGACTTGGTTCTCACCAAGGCAATGAATATCGCCGAGACTCTAAAAAACAGAAAGTCCTTTATTTCTTTCACACTTCATGATAGTATAGTTATTGACTTTGCCGACGAGGACAGAGAACTCATAGGAGAACTCATCTCAATATTCTCTGAAACAAAGTTCGGAACATTCCAAGTAAATCTAAGTGGTGGGAAATCATTCGGAGAAATGAAAAGGATAAGGCAGTAGATGGTTCAGCGAACTATTTATAAGCGAGGCAAATTATGAAAAGCATTATAGACAACTGGAATAAATACACAAACGAAGTTCTAAACGAATCTTCCTTCTCTCGCATAAAGAGAATGGTAGATGAAGGGAAACAACCTTTCGTCGTCATCTCCGCAGCACGAGACGACTTGGGTAAAGACGAAGCAGGTAACCAGAAGCGAGGCAAGATGCTAAAGAGCGACTTGAAGGCAGCGGGATACCCGTTCACTCAAGTTCTTGGCGCAGGGCAAGAAGAACCAGTTGAAGATCCAGATACAAACGAGAAGAGCATTAAGCGAGTTCTTGAAGTAACACAGATAGTTACAACCCATCAGCGAGGAGATGTTCCTCGTGAAGAGGTGGAAGACGAAGCAGCCGCCCTATTTGAGTTGGGTAAAAGTCTATCCGACAAATACAATCAGTTCGCCTTCATCTTTGGATATCCAATTGAAGATAAGTTCGGCAACACTGTAATGGCTATTGCTGCCTACAACGCCGACGCTCCCGCTTACGGAATGCAATATCGCATCAAAGACGAATGGGCTGGTCCTTGGCATACTATTCGCCAAGCAATTGAGAGCGATCAATATTGGACAAAGATAGCAGGAACCAAGGGCGTCTTTATTGAGGACAAGATAAGAGAGTTGGAAGAGATGGACACGAGTCATTATGTCCAGAAGGGATGGAAGACATCTCAAATCCTGAAATGGAAAAGTCTCTTATAGACACGGAAGATAAATGGACACAGTGATAGGACTGGGGAAAGCAGGATGCGCCATAGCAGATAAGTTCTCCCAATATCCACAATACAAAATATTCAAGATAGACATCGAGAATATTGCCGAGAACAAGAAGAATGAAAAGCTTCTGAAGAAAAAGGCATCTCCAGAACAATACGAGACAAGTGTCCCGTCAATGCGGACATTCCTCAAGCCATCAACCGACGATGTTCTATTTGTCCTATCAGGTTCAGGAGCAATCTCTGGAACATCTCTCCGCATTTTAGAACAACTCTCAAAAATGAAGAAAACTATCAACGTCCTCTACATCAAACCAGATGTTGAGTTCCTCGGAGCAAGCAACAAGGCACAGGAGCGACTGGTAAGAAATGTCCTACAAGAGTATGCCCGTTCAGGAAAGTTGGCGAGACTCTATCTGGTAGACAACAAACTTGTTGAGTCAGTCATCGGCGAAGTCCCAGTATTCGGATACTACGACAAACTAAATGACTTAATAGCGTCAACGCTCCACATGGTAAACCTCTACAACCATCAGAGCCCAGTTCACAGCACATCGTTCGAACCAAGCGAAATAACACGAGTTAGCACCTTCGGAGTTGTTGATTCGGAGAGCGGAGAAGAAAAGTTATTCTTTTTACTTGACAACACCTCAGAAAAGTGTTATTATTATGCTATCAATCAGAAAACACTGGAGACAGATGGAACTCTGATGAAAAAGATAATCAACAATATCAACAACAATACTAAGGAAGAAGATAGTGTAAAAACGTCGTTTAGGATACATTCAACTAGTTATGAACAGGACTATGCTTACATAGTCACCAATACTGCGAGGACTGGTAATTGAAATTGTTTAAGAAGATACCAACCAAATGGAAGCGCATAGCAAAGAGAGCATTGACTCTTTTCGGACTTTCACTCGTAGGTACATTCTTGACTATACTTGTATTGAAACAAGGCGTCGAAGTAGGAAGAAAAGTAGGACATTGCGAAGTAGCCTGTTCAGTAACAGGTGCCCAGTTCACGGCAATAGACGGCTTGTCTAAATGCCAATGTCAGTATGGCAGCGGCTGGGTAATGACTATTCCAATGGATCACGGATTCTTTGACTACGAAGAAACAGAAATCGACGAGATTCTCGAAAATAAATAAAAAAAGACTTTGACTTTATAACATACCTGTGTTATAATATTCATTAGCAAGGTGAGAGATTCATCATCTTGACTCTAGGCAAATCCGCCACAAAAACAAAACAAAGGTAAAATAACAAATGGCTATTGACATTAACAAAATGAAAGCCCGCAAGTCGGCTCTCGAAAACCGTGGAGGACAGAAGTCCTCATTCTGGCGTCCGCAAGACGGCGAGCAAACTATTCGCATCGTCCCAACTGCTGACGGCGATCCCTTCAAGGACTACTGGTTCCACTACAATGTAGGAAACAACCCAGGATTCCTTTCACCCTACCGCAACTTCAACGAAGCTGATCCACTGAACGATTTCGTTCGTCAACTCTTCAACGAGGGAACCGAAGAGAGTATCAAGCAGGCAAAGAACCTTATGGCTCGCCAACGCTTCTTCTCTCCCGTTCTCGTTCGTGGAGAAGAGGATCAAGGTGTTCGTCTATGGGGTTACGGCAAGACGGTATACGAGCAGTTGCTCAACCTCGTCCTCAACCCTGAGTACGGCGACATCACCGATGTTGAAACTGGAACTGATTTGTCACTACATTATGGCAAGCCAGCAGGTGCTTCATATCCTCAAACTAAGTTGGTTCCCCGACGACGTTCATCTCCTCTCTGTGATGACGCAGTTGGCGGAGACGAACGATGCACAGAGCTTCTAGAAAGTATTCCAGACTTTGATGCAATCTTTGAGCGTAAGACGCCAGCGGAAGTTGGAGCATTGTTAGATGCTTATCTCCTTGGAGAAACAGCAGACGCCGTAGCTACAGAGCTAACTCAAACTACGTCAACAACCACAGCGGCAACAACTACAGATACAGCCTCCTCTGTAGATGCCGCCTTCAGCGAGTTAATGGGAACTTAGAATCTCAACTCAACCAAACAGATGATATTGCTATAAATGCACACCCCCCCTTTCGTATCATCTGCCCACAGGGAGGCACAGGGTAATCAGGTGCCTCACACTTTTACAAGAGAACGGAGAAATAATGGCTAAGAAAAGCTCATCCAAAGCAGGCAAAATGAGCAT